CTCAGCACATTCTCTCTCCCGAAGCGCTCGAAACCGGCCGGCGGTGGTCGTGGCCGGCCCTAAGCGCTCGAGCCGGCGCCGGATCGGCCGGGTAGAGGCGGCCCTAGCGGCGGACTTCCGGGATACGGACATTCCCGCCGGCGGTAGGGCGCATTTACGCTACCTAGCGCGGCTATGCGACATTGCGGAAGCGCTCGAGGACGTGGACGACGGCGCGAAGGTAGGCCGCGCCTACCTCGAGGCCCGGACCGCGTACGGGCTGGCCGGCGTGCAGCGTGAAGCGCTCGACCCTTTCGCCGCGTTCGTGGCCGGAATGTCCGGCGCCGCGGCACGCGACACGCCGGACGCCTAGCCGGCGGACCCTAGGGCCGTCCGTGGCGTACATGGCGGAAGCGCTAGGCCGGCCGCTAATGCCGTGGCAGACCTACGCGGCGGACGTGGCGCTCGAGGTAGACGCCGGCGGGCTGTTCGTCTACTCGAGCGTGGTTATCACGGTGCCGCGCCAGTCCGGTAAGACGACACTTACCGGCGCCACTATGGAACACCGGACGACGTACCGGCCCCGGGCCCGCGTGTGGTACACAGCACAGACGCGGGAGATAGCGCGGGACTGGCTGATAAACGAGCACGTCCCGGACCTACAGCTAAGTCCGCTCGAGCCGTACGCGAAGGTCCGACGTTCCGCCGGTAGTGAGGGAATCAGCTACCCGAACGGCGGACTACTGCGCGTGTTCGCGCCACAGCCGGCCGCGCTTCACAGTAAGCAATCGGACCTAGTGGTAGTGGACGAGGCGTGGGCGCACGACCTCGAGCGCGGCCGCGCCCTAGATCAAGCGATAGTGCCGACACAGGCGACCCGGCCGGGGGCGCAAGTGTGGAAGGTATCCACCGCCGGCGAGGACTCGAGCCTATGGCTGTGGGAAGCGGTGGAACGCGGCCGAGCTGCAGTAGCGGACGACCGTAGGGACGGCGTGTGCTACCTCGAGTGGTCGTGTCCGGACGACCTCGACCCTACGGCCGCTAGCTCGTGGGAGCACTTCCACCCGGCGTACGGGATCACCATAGGGGCGCCACAGATGCGCGCCGCGCTCGAGGAACTAGGGCCGGTAGGGTTCCGCCGCGCCTACGGGAACCTCTGGCCGGAAGGTATGGGCGCGGCCGCGGCGCCGCGGATACCGCCGGGCCGGTGGGCGGCCGTGCAAGTGGCGCCGATCCGGACCGTTCCCGCCGGCGTGCGCGTGGCGATCGGATTCGACACGGCGCGCGACCGTTCCACCGGCGCGGTAGCGGTGGCGTGGCGCGACGGAGCACGCCTACGGTGCGAGCTAGCGGACTCGAGGCCCGGTACCGGCTGGCTGGCCGAACGGATCGCGGAGCTAGTCCACCGCTGGCACCCGGTAGGGATCGGCTACCCGGCCGATAGTCCGGCGCTAGACGTGGCGGACACGCTGGCTACCGCCGGACTGGCGGTGGCGCCGATCCGCGGCCGGGACTGGCCGGCCGCGTGTGCCGGCTGGCTGGCCGCTGTGCTCGAGGGAAGGGTCCGCGTGGGCCAGCATCCGGCCCTAGACGCCGCGGCCGCTGTGGCGCCGGGTAGGGATAGCGGGGACGGCGGCTGGCTGTGGCACCGGCGCGGCGCCACGACCTCGATAGCGCCGATCGTGGCGGCTACGGCGGCCGCGTGGGCGCTCGAGCACCCGGCTACCGCTGAGGTAGCGGCGTGGACCGCGTTCTAGGCTGGCGCCGGCGGTGGGCGGACGCCGGCCTAGAACGACTGGCACCGTAGGAACTACCCTCGAGGACGCGGAGCGGAACGGGCCGGACCACGCCTAGCGCAATCCGGAAGCGAACGGCGCCGGCCCGGACCCTTCGCGAAAGTGCTGGTGGCGGAAAGGTACTAAGTGTCGGCCGGTATCCTTTCCGGCCCTTACACGGCCGCCTAGGCTGTGGCGCGTATGGCGCGGTGGCCGTGGAACCGTCCGAAAGGGACACAAGGGACGCCGGTAGCCGGCGGTGGCGCCGGTGGCGGGCTCGTGGCGATCGGACCCGGCCTACCCGGCGTGGCCGGCGATCCGGAAGGATTCCTAGACCTCTGGCGCCGAGCTGCAGAACAGTCCGCCATAGACGCCGGCGCCTACTACGGCGCCACGTTCCGACCCTACGTGTCCGAATGGGACGCGCGGGCCGTGCCGGCGCTCACGGCCGGTATGCGGCTGATATCCGGAATCGTCATGCAACTACCGCTAAGGCAGAAACGCGGGGACGCGATCCTCGATCCGCCGGCGGCCGTGATCCGCAACCCGGCGCCGGGGCCGAACCGGACCGTGGCCGACTATGTAGACGAGTACGTGTCAGACGTGCTCATGTACGGAAACCACGTGTCCCTACTAGGGCCGCCGGACTCTACCGGCTGGCCGGCTTTCCTCGTGCCGGTGGACGTGACACAGGTAAGCGTGGCGCGCGACCCTTCCACGTGGGCGCCTATCTACGCGCTCGAGGGACTCGAGGACTACCTACCGGCGGACCGCGTGTTTCACGTGGCGATAGACAAGCGATCCGGTGAGCTACGCGGCCGCGGCGTACTGCCTACCCTCAGCGGTGCCATAGGCGCCGCGCTGGCCGCGGACGCCTACGCCGGCCGCTACTTCACGGAATCGGCCGTACCGTCCGGCGTGATAACCGACACCCGGCCGAACCTCACTCAAGAGCAAGCGAACGAGCTAAAGGCTAAATGGCTGGCGGCCGTGTCCGGGACGCGGGCCCCGGTAGTGATCCCGGGCTCAACCTCGTTCCAGCCACTAGCCACGGACGCGGACAAGGCGCAACTAGTCCAGGCGCGGCAATGGGACGCGCAGACGGTAGCTATGGCGCTAGGGATACCGCCGTTCCTACTAGGGATCGAGACTCAGCGCCACACGTACACGAACGCGGAAACAGAATTCGGCCGGTTCGTGGCTACCACGATCATGCGGCTACTCGTCCCGCTCGAGCAACAGCTAACCGCCCAGTGTCTACCGGCCGGGAACACGGCCGAATTCTGGACCGGGGCCCTACTGCGCGCCGATACCGCCACCCGGGCGCAAGCGGCCGCCGGACTGTACGGCGCGGAGATAATCACGCTCGAGGAAGCGCGCGAGCTAGCCGGATTCCCGCGCGACGGAGGACCGGAAGCGAGCGAGCCACAGCCGGCGCCGGCGCCGAGCGCGGCGGTACCCGCCACCGGCGCGCCGGCCGCCGGCGCCCCGGACCTCGAGGACGAACTAGCGGACCTACTAGGGAGGTAGACGCCATGCGGACCCTTACCCACCCGTTCCCGGCTACCTTCCACGTCCGCCACGAGGCGGACGGCGGGGACGGCCGGACCCTAGTAGGGCTGGCGGTTCCCTACGACGTAGAGCTAGAGGTAGACGACTGGTGGGACATGCCCTACACGGAGGTATTCCGTAAAGGCGCGTTCGCTAAGACGATCCGGGACCGGGGCCGGCCGGTACCGCTACTCGTGTCGCACGCGCACCGCGCCCTAGGGATAGGCCGTAGCGTCCGGCTAGAGGAAACGGACGCCGGACTCGAGGCGGACTTCCACCTAACCGAGGGCGTGCAGCAAGCGGACGAGGTACTAGCGCTCGTGGCGGACGAGGCGATATCCGGCCTATCTATCGGATTCGAGCCGGTGATAGACAAGCGCACGGCCGGCCCTAAGCGGACGCCGGCGAGCGCTCGTGAGCTAGTGGAACGCACGGAGGTAGTCCTACGGGAAGTGTCCGTGTGTAACTTCCCGGCCTACGCGGACGCCGGCGTAACCGGTATCCGATCCCTAGCGCCGGCGCCTACGGTCGCGGACGTGGGCCGCCATCCGTCCGTAGCCACGCTGGCGGCCGAACGAGGCCGGCTACTCGAGGCCCGGACGGCGGCCGTAGACCGGTGGGGCCGTGTCGTCCGCCGGTAGGCCGGCGCCACCGCCGTACGCGCCGGACCTCGAGCTAATCGGCTACATGGAAGGTCGCGGCCGGTACCGGCCGCGGCACCGGCGCCGGCGCTCGTGGCGCCGAGCTGCAGACTGGCTACTACGCCGGTGAGCGCACCGGCGGAACCGCCGGCCGATCGGCCGGACGACCTCGAGGACGAGGACGAGGCGCCGGCGCCGGACCTCGAGCGACCGCGCCGGCGCCGGCCGGACCACGTATCCGGCGCGGACGGTATCTCTACCCGCTAGTATCCGCGCCGATAGCCGGCCGCCGGCCGTGCCACCGCTCGAGCGGTAGGTAACACCGGGATACGTGTAGCCACTAGGGACGTAGAGACATTCCGAACCTAGGAAGCGAGGACGTATGCCTATCTCACTCGTGGACGTGCTGAGGCAATCCATAGACGAGCTACACGGCCGTATGAACGCCATAGAGGCCGGGGCCGTGGCCGATCAGCGCGACACGCTCACGGACATAGAACAGACGACGTGGAACGAGCTACGCGACGAGGCGGCCGCTAAGACTGGCCGGCTAGAACTACTCGTGTCGCGAGGCGAGCTAGACGCGCAAGCCGGCGCGCTGATGGCGCGGGCTCGAGGCGGCGCCGGCGCCGATCGGCCGGAACCGGTGGCCGAGCGCGCACCGTTCCCGTACGCCACACCCGGCGCCTACGTCATGGCGTACATGCGGAGCAAGCGTGGCGACACGGCGGAAGCGGCCCGGTTCACTCGAGCGCTGGCGGACGTGACCACCGCTCAGACGCCGGGGCTCGTGCCACCGCAAGTAACCGGGGACGTGTTGGGGACGTGGCTAGGTAACCGGCCGTCCGTGGACGCCATGACTAAGCCGCCACTTCCGCCGGTGGGTATGAAAGTGCAGCGGCCGCATATCTCACAGCACACGGACGTAGGGCCGCACACGGAGAAAGGCCCGGTAACCTCCCGCGCGTTCACGCTAGACCTCGCGGAGATAGCGCTCAGTAGCTACGCCGGTGGCGTGGACGTGTCGTGGGAGCTAGCGAACCGCTCAAGTCCGGCCGCGCTAGACCTCGTGTTTTCGGACCTCGTGAGCGTCTACGGCCGGAAGTCAGACGCGGACGCTATGGGCGGGATGCTGGCGAACATTACTCATACGGTGGCGTGGGACGGTACGGCCGGAACGCTGGCTAAGGCGATATCGGACGCGATGATTAGCTGTGTCACGAACGGAGAGGAATCACTGTTTCCGGACACGGTATGGCTAGGGATTAGTGCCTACGGGCTACTGGCTAGCCTCACGGACGGTAACGGCCGGCCGCTGTTCCCCACGTTAGGGCCGGCGAACGCGTACGGGACCGCGAATCAGATAGGCGAGATATCGTCCGTGGGCGGGCTGGCCCCGGTGGTCGACCCTTACATAGCGCCGAACACGTTTCTTGTGGGGCCCCGGGATCAAGCGGAGTTTTACGAGACTCCCGGCGCGCCGGTGCAATTGAGCGTCGTGGACGTAGGCGTAGCCGGCTACAACGTCGGCGTAATAGGCATGTGGGCGGCCGCGGCCGTGGACCCGGGCGCGTTCGTCAAGGTAACGAGCACGCTACTTCCGCTCAGTGAGGACGCCGGCGGTAGCGGTGGCGCTCAGTCCGCCAGCGAACCGGAACACGAGGCCGGCGGCCGGCGCCGAGCCGCCAGCTAGGCGGCCGTGATATGTGGCCGGGGCCGCCGTGGCTAACGAGTGACGATTACAAGGCGTGGGCGCGGATCACAGACGCCGCGGACGACGCCGCGATAGACGAGGCCGTGTCCGCCGCGGCCGAATCGCTCGAGCTACGGGCCCCGGCCGCGTTCACGGTGGACCCGGATACCGGCGACCCGGACCCGGTGCCTAGGGCCGTGAAGCAAGCCGGCCTATTGCTGGCGAACCGGCTTATGGCACGGCGGAACAGTCCGGACGGCGTGGTAGGCGTGTCCGATATGGGAACCGCCACGATCCTTAGCTACGACGCGGACATAGCCGCGCTCGTGGGGCCGTGGACGGGAATGGTCGTAGCGTGACCTCTACCGCTCGAGCGCTCGAGATATGCGCGGCGCTCGAGGCGGCCGGCGTACGCGCCACGACGGACCCGGGCGCGCTCAATCCGCCGGCCGTGCTCGTGGTACCGCCCCGGCGTGTCTACGACGTGGC